TTTGGGCAGATTTTACCGCCCGACTTAACCTTGCCACCTGACTTGTAATATCGTCTCATCGCATCTTCACTGGACGTACACCCTTACGAGCGATACCGGCACCGCGAACTTTGCCGCCTTTGGCCATGCCTTTAGCTTTCATCTTGCCACCAGCCATATAGCCCTTAGTCTTCATACCACCCTTAGCGTAACCCTTGGTCTTCATCATGCCGCCTTTGGCCTTGAACCCCATCTTGTTACGCACTTGCTTAGGCAGCTTCTTAAGACCTTTGTTACCTTCTGGTGCGTCTTTTAACCCTCCAGCCATGTAACCTTTAGTCTTTATCTTGCCACCGGCTTTCATACCCTTGGCCTTCATCTTAGACTTCATCATTCCTCCTTTAGCATACTTACGTTCGCTCATTGGTCTGGCTGACCCTGTGCGTCTAGGTGTTTTACTTTCTGCCTTCTTTTTCGGTGGGCGTTTACCGTCGTTTTTATCCATGTAGTTTAGATACTGACGTAAACTCATACCTGTGTTAGTCAACTGTTCTTTAGTGACATTAGCCAAGGTTCTTTTGCCCATTGGCCCTTCTCTAGTCACGTTTCTACTACCTTTACCCGTAACTTGAGGTCTTTTTGTAACAGGAGTACTCTTTGCTTTTGGGGTAACCTTCGCATCTACTTTAGGTTTAGAAGGCTTCGTATTCACCTTTGGCTTGTCTACGGCGGGTTTGCTTCTCTTCAGACTGCTTTCAGTGCCTTTAGGTGGCCCTTTAGGACTCATCTCTTTAGCCACATTTCTTGGAAGTGACCTTGCTTTTCTACGTGTTGGCTGCTGCCCTCTGTTTTTCTTTGTCACAACAGGCCGATCACCCGTGTCTCTACGAGGGATATCTTTGCTAGAAGACATAGCTCTAGCCACATTACGAGATCGGATACCTTTGTTTTTTTCTTCTGCCCTACGTCTTGTGCCGGGGGGCATAGTGTCTATGTTGAACGGGCCTACCTTTTTTCTTGGAGGTAATTTTCTTTCTTCTTCCATGACTTACTCCGCGTATAAGTTGTTAAATATCTGATTGGTATCTAACGTGTAGTCCAAATCAGATTTGCTGTAATGCACATACTGAGAAGGTCTAAAGTCTGGTGCCCCCTCGCCCGTTTCAAACCACGCTGGGTGAGTAACACGTACTCTGTTATTGGGTAGGGCTACTATGTTCCCTGTCCATTCACCCGCGTCTAAAAGCTCCATAACGTGACTCTGCTTATGTTGTGCGGGGTCATCGCCTATTTCTGAATCTGTATAGTCCACGGTAAACAAGTATTTTGCTGGATACATATCACCGTCTATCTTCGCCAACCAAGGACATGGTGTTGCCCTATCAAGCACATAAACAGCGTGCGTGCGAGAACTACAGTCCCAAGGCTGTGCTGCCCACACGTCCATAGGCACCGGCCACTCGTCATACGGAGTGTCACCGCATAACGCTGTTATAGGCATACGTGCCCACATAGCGCCGCCGTGTACGTTGGGTTCATTCTCGTCATCGTAAGTTTCTGCTCCAGTAAAAATTACCTGAAAACTCAAACACCTGCAGGGTATAGTCGTAACCGCGATAGCCATTGCGTGTAAAAACTCGCCGTGGTAGTTCTCATGGTTATGGGTATACTCCCGCCGCACCCAGCACTTGAAGTGCGGGATGTTGCTTTGTAAATATGCCAAGTTAGCATCTCCATCTTTTTCGCGCCTGTCGCAGCCTTGAGTTAGGGTCTTTTGCTGCTTTAGGGAATTTTTTCATTTGACCCGCTGAACGCGCACAGAAAGACTTTCTGCGTGCTGCTCGTTTGCCCGTAGGACTTTTTTCAGTAACCGCCGTTTGCAACTTGCTTCCGGGGTTCTTTTTCCTGTACGCCTTAACCCCCGCTTCAGTCATACCTGCGCCACTTTTTGTGGGGCGAAAGTTTTTCTTGTTGCGGGGCGGCATACCACCCTTCTTAAAAGAAGGGCAGCTTTCATCTTTCTTTTTGTAATAACTACGCAAGGTTACTAGCCGAACTTCTTACGTAGATACAATATGACGGTATAGGTGTCACCGCTGCTAGCTCCGACAGTGGTGAACTTTACGTCCCCCGTCTTGCCAGTTCCTGCATTGTTAATCAACCCACCAAATATAGAGTAGTCGTGATTACCGCTTTGGTTCTCGCCTAGTTCTATCGCCATAACATCTGTATCTGCGTCAAACAAGATACGCACCTTCATGCCGATGCACTGCCACCATATACGTTCTATATTAACGTCAGTGCAAGACAGTCCTGTGCGTGAATCTGCTTCTAACGCACTCACATCTACTTTAGTCACGGCAGACTCGCCAGTGCCATCAGAGATGTTTGTTAGTTTGATAGCCACAAAAGATGGCCCATCAACTATTATTTGAGAAGCTACTGCATCAGCCATGACTGCCTCCTATTACTGGTCAGCAAACTGAGGAGCAGTAGTGCTAGTTACGTTCCCAAGGATTTGGTAGTTGGTAGTGTTCAGACCAATGATTGTCACATCAAACCCAGCAGGCACATTCAATTGAATGCTGCTGTTAGAGTCACCATCTGAAAATACAGAGCTTACTTCGTTACCGTCTGTGTCTAGGAAAGTAACACCACCAATGTAAAAATTAGTGTTGCCGGGAGTAACGATAAGCGCATCAGTGGCATCAGCAGCGCCACCAGCGTAGACAAACCTAAAAATAGATCCAGCAATAGGAGCCGGAAGCGTATAAGTATTATCTTGCCCACCATCAGGGACAAGAAGAATCCTTCCGCTATGAGTTGCATTAGTGAGCGTAACATTTCCATCAGAAAGGCTAACAGGGCCGTCACCGATAGTTGCTACTTCAGTGATAGCGCCAGAAGTGCTGTCTTTGCTTATAGTTTTGAAGGTGCTCTCAGATCGCACCGCACCCGAAAAGGTAGTATTAGCCATTGTCATCTCCTGTCTCGGCTATGTCAGGCACGGGATGCGCCTGTCAGGGATGAAATACTTATACAACAGAAAAAGAAAAGGGGCAACAAGTGCCCCTCTCTTTGTACAGCGTCTTACGCTCCGGGTGACCCGAAAATTCCAAGTGGGTCAGATACACCAAAGCTGTATCGCTCTCTCGCTTTATAACGCGAGTTGCCCGTATCAAAGTCTGCATCCATAGATGTAGCCATTGGAGAACGGACAAAGTGCTTGAGACCATTCGGCACGTCGGTCATCAAGAAGAACGCATCAGTATCAGTCAGATAGTGATTGATTGAGTAACCGCCGGGGATAGATCCATTGTTACGCAATGCGTTCAAGTCGTTGTCAGCCGTTCCTACACGACCTTCAGTTTCAAGCAAACGAGTTGCCACGAACTGTAGATTCGGTGGGATAATCAGCTTGGTGGGGCGTGCTGCAATCAGCAAACCACGCTCATCAGTCCAACCTGCAATCTGAATAACAGCCGCTTCTAAAGAAGTTTCGTTAAGGTCAGCCGCAACAGCGGGACGGTTTGAGTTAGTACCACCAGAAACAAGCGGGTGATCCGTTGCACAAAGCGTCTTGCCGTCACCGTAAGTAGTGCCTGATGCAAACGCATTGTTAAGGATAGTCGCCGCTTTCACTTGCTTGGTGTACGCCATAGCGCGTGCCAGAGCCTTCGTATAACGTGCAGAGAGCGAATCGTAGAGGTTATCTTCAATCGCTTCCTCAGTGATCGAAAATCCCATAGCCACGGTCTCGTGCGTATAACGAGCAGTGAATGCTTCTTGTGCGTTGTCGTACTCAATCGCAGCACCTTCGTCTTTGACGGGGGCAGCGGAGAAGCCAGACAACTTGGTTTCTTCTTCAAAAGAACGGTCAGAAGTCTCTGATTCAAAGATTTCTGTGTGCTCTTCACCATATTTTGCATACTCCATACCAAACAAAGCGTTCAGTCCGGGCAGGAGTTCTTTCAGTAGCTGGGCGCGAGAAATTGCCATTTTACCTTACTCCTTTATACGCCAGTGGTGTTGTCAAATGCGTGACCTGCATTCCACTTGACATACGCCTCTGTAAATCCGCCAGAAGAGTTCTTGGTTTCTTCAACCAACTCAACAATACGGAATGGAAGCGTAGCTGTGGTAGCAGATGTATCTGAAATAGCACTTGCAGAATTACCTGTTACGGTGCTTCCGGTATTGTCTACTCCAGCCACATTAGCGCCAATATCAGTGATAGCTAAATCACCAATGGTGGTGCCAGACGACACTACAGCAACCTTAAACAATACATCTGTAGCATCACACACATACGCTTTAATATCTGAAGCGGCTGTGCTTGCTGGGTAGTACTGTCTAAAAGTTACTTGTGAAGTACTAGGATCGGTGTAAGTAACACCCATAAAGACTCCAATAGGAGTCATAGCAGCATCAAACGTGTCACGCTCGACGGTGCCGCCAGTTACTAACTTAACAGCGTCCCCATAGAAAATGTCCGTCGAATAGCCACTGGCTATACTGTATTGACGAACTGTACCTACGTATGGAACACCACTAAGTAGCTTTACCGGCTTCAGCCCATAGGGGGCATCGACTGTTGGATAAGCCATGATGTTAACCTCTTAACAAAAAATTTAAGTTCCTTTACCAAAATTGGTAACTTTTGTAGTGCGCTCGTTAAACAAAGGCATACGAGGGTCGTTTTCGCGCATGAGGTTGTTATCCACAGAATGCATCTGTGACCTAGATTGGTTTTCGTAATAATCATTACGCTCCTTTACTATCTCTTCCGGAGCCTTACAAAGCAACAAACCACCCTGCAAAATGTTCCCTTCAAATCTTTCGTCTTTGTCGGTCAATGCAAACTCTGGGTGATCTTCAGCTTTAACTGGCTCCCAACCTTCACGTAGTTTGGAAGAAACATTAGTGGCATCTGTTTGACCCTGAGTGGACACCCGTACCCAGCGGAACTCATATCCGTCCTGTGGCTTTGGCGAAGGTAATACTTCGGGCCGCTGCCACGAACGCTTACGAGCTTTAGTCTCGCGTGTGTCGTTGTCTCTCTTGATTCTATTTTCAGCCATTATTGTTCCTCATTTCTTGTGCAACCTGTTTGGCGTATTCTTCAAGTGGAACTCCCAATCTTTTTGCTAGGGCTACCTGTGTTTGCGTTAGTGTCACCTTTTTAGGTGCTGTGCTCCGCGTAGCGGGTGCAACCACATTTGACCTTGGCTTGGGCTTCTCTTCTATTGTCGATGCGTCCTCAAATTCTTGTGGAAACACCTCTCGCATACGAGCGTCAATGCGCTCGTAGTATTCATCACTTGTAGGATCTACACCCTGTCTTACTAACTTGTGGTGCAGCCCTACAGCTAAACTTGTCATTTCTTCATCTTGGTCGAACCAAGGGTTTTCTTTCCTCCATTCCTCTGCACGGACATCATACGGTTGCTGTGCATTAGTCGTAACATCTTGTACCGAAGTTTCTTCTTTTTGTAAAGCAGGCACTTTGAAGTTATTTAATTTGTCAGACTTTATTTTTGCGCTAGTTAAAGTTTCTTGCGCTGCAATAACTCTGTCTGCCTCTCCAGACTCGTAAGCGTCTTTGTAAACTTGCTTCGCCTGTAGTAACTCTGCAGCTACAGCTTTTTTAGCCTGCTCAAGAAGCGCCTCTTGGTTCTTTGTAACGTTGCCTTTTAATTCTTTGTTTTCGTCTACGAGCTTCTGGGCCAACTTTTCTAGCTCTTCACGCTCTCGTAACGCCTGTTCTTTTGCACGGCGCTCATCGTGGTAGCCTTTGCTAAAGTGCTTTATGCGTTGCTGAACTTTCTCAGAGTAGTCTGCAAGCTCTTCATCTGTGATGTCTTTTGGAGGTTCTGAAGGCTTGCGGTTTCGATCAGCCTTTGGTGTATCATCCACAACCTCAATATCGAGTGCGGGTTCTTCTTCAACTTCAGCCACAGGCTCTGGCTCTTTGTAATCTTCTGCCGTTTTCTTGCCTGTTATATCAATCTCTACTTCACTGGAGTTTTCTACTTCCAATACAGCTTCCTCTTGTTCTGGATCAGGAAAAGAAAATTCTACTTTCTGAAACGCCATAACTTACTCCTTATACTCTCTCAACGCCACGAGGGTCTGGTACGACAGCTTCGATAGAGTCGTCGTTCATCAAACGATATTCTTTCCCGTCTATGGAAAACCTAGTTCCTGTATTAGCACGGAACATCACATAATCCCCCGGCTTACACCAAGGGCCAGTAGGAAAGCGGTCTGCGTCAGAATAGGCTTGTTTGCCCATATCCAACACAAGCCCTATGATCGACATGATCTGTTCGTGGTTTTTTGTTGTGACAGATTTAAGTAAGTCTGTGCCGTCGAAAGTCTCTTCAACATGCGGCATAGCAACTAACACCCTGTACCCCACAGGCACGGGTATTTGAGCTTCAAACTCTTCTTCGGTGACTATTGCTTCTGCAATATCAGTCATCTTCGTACTCCAAATTGCGCGAGAGGTCTTCTATGTATTGCAGACAGGTTTCGAGACCCCGAACCAAACCTGTAGTTTCCTTATACATGGCGAAGTCTTTAGCTCCCCCTGCAGTAAGAAATTCAACCGCTGAAGATTTATCATCTTCAAGTCTTTCTTTAAGCACGTCTAAGACGGTTTTTGCCACTATTGAGTCCTATCTGAATCCTTAATAGTCTTCAGCAAATCTAAATCTAGTTTAGTGTTATCTTTTCTTCTATCAGCTGCTAGTTTAGCACCTGCTTTCTGTGCGTCTATTTGTAACTCTTGTTGTTCTATTTCAAGCTGTTTTGCGTCGATAATAGCATCCGCTTGGTTTTTCTGTGCTTTTAGTTGTAGCTCCTGCTGCTTTAACTGCGCGTCTGTTTGATCTTTCGCTGCTTTACGCTGCACTTCTTGCTGTTTTATCTGTAGTTCGGCTTGCTGCATCTGCACTACAGGGTCTTGCGCCTTCTGCTGCGCTTGTTGCTGTGCGGCCTGTTGCTGGTGCTGTTGTGTCAACTGCTGTCCTGCGTCTGCCATAAGTTGTGACATCTGTAGTTCGATGTCTTCTGGCAACGCCTCGTTGGGCACAGGTAGCTTAACCCCAAGTTTCTCTTCGATCTGCTTGCGATATAAGAAGCCTGTGTGTTCTGCAATGTGCGCCTGTAGTGCTGCCATGATTGGTTGGGCTTGCGGATTCTGCCCTATAAGCTGTCGCACCATAGGATCTTGCATAAACGATTGATGTGTTGCGATATGCGCTTCGTGGTCTTGGTATATAAACGCCTTCATCGGCTTGCCTATAAGAGCGTTCATATTTTCGCTTACAGGATCTACTGGAGTTGCATCTTCTTCTGTAGGCACAAGTTTATCAGCGTTCTTAACACCCAACACTTCTATCATCTGCCTGTGTAGCTGCGGCAAGTCGTATATCTGTGGTGCGGTTTGCGACATTTGCAACACAGCTTGGTACTGCACTACACGCTGGGCCATCGTAGAACTGTTCGGATCGCTGACAGGGATCACATCCACCATCATGTAATCCGCTTGCTTTGCGGTCACTTCTCCCCGCACAGGTTCGTAAGCATATTCTGCGGGAGCATACTCGGCCATTATCAGCTTGAGCATCTTAAACTCTTGCTTCATGGCATAATGAACGCGAGCTTGAACTGCGGCCATCGGTTTTAGAGTACGCTCTAGAAGGGCCAGAGTGGTTCCCACAGGAGCGTTTGCTGACATGTCCGAAATGTTCATGTCGCTGATTGCACCCAGCCTACGGCCTTCCTGCGTTATCTGATTAAGCAAAGCAAGTAGGGTTTGGCTTGGCTCCTTATATGGGAGCGGCATGATGTTGTCACGGATGCTGCCAGACGGTACATCCACGTCCTTGAACTCTCCCGGCTCTATGGGGGTGTCGTCGCCCTTGATGCGTAATCCACGGGACTTCAAACCTCCCGGTAAATTAGATAGCGTGCCAGCATCTACCAACTGCCGTATTAGGGACGTTCCCGCCTTAGCGTACCCCCCTATTATATGAATCAGTCCTAGACCATAGAATCCAAATCCGGGCACATAGACGTAGTGTACGAAGTGCTGGCGTTTGAGCATGAAAGAATCATCAGGATTCCAGTTACGTCTTATACCTAAGACTTCACCGGAACCACGTTCTATCGTCACTACATACGGTTTTGCTATCTCTTCTTCAGAGTCATCAACACCTTCTATAACTATATCAGCGTGGATCTCATAGACAGCGTATCTGTTGTCGTCTGTTATAGAGTAGCCACCTTCTTCAGCTTTACGCTCTTCGATGTCGGTGTGATATGGCTGTGGTTCACCAAGCTCTATGTCTTTATAAAACCCAGAGGCTTGGAGTTTTTTGAGATCATTCTTAGTCTTACGCATGACGTGCGTAACACGCTCTGCGCTTTCTACGTTAGATGCGCCGTAAGGAACGATCACATCTTCAGCGGGTATGTATACTGCTACCTGTCTGCCTATGTTTGGATCGTAGTAAACCTTCTTAAATGCACTACCTGCTAAACCAAGGCTATATAACAGACGTTCATGTTCGGGTCTGTACTCCACCATGCGCTCGGTAAGCTCGTAGTTCATATCGGCTTTTACGCGCTGTGCAGCTTCTTCTTTTTCTTTTGTATCTTCCCCAAGAATCTTAACTTTGACCGGGCCAGCCGCAGGGAATGTCTCGGACATGGTTTCTGCTTGGAAGCGTATGGCTGCTTCGGCAAGCACTGTAGAGTACACTCCACACGCGCCATCCCACGGTTCCACTCGCTCTTCGTACTGGAACCCTAGAACATCCAACCCTTTTACAAACGTATCTGCCCAATCTTTACGGCTAGATATGTCCGCGTCCACAGCGCCCATCAGGTCACTGGAAATCTTACTTAAAACATCTTCATCTAAAACGTCGGCTAGGTTGGCATCAAAAGGAACAGTGTCGCCTATGTCAGCGTTGGGGATAAGTGTTATCTCTACAGAGCCGTCATCCAGAGTAACCATATCTGGATTTACTATTTCTATCTCCAAGGATTCTTCCGGCATATCTGCTTCCAGACCTGCGGGGGCTGCGTATAGTCCTTTATCTACTGCCATAAATATCCCCTAGTAATAGCCGCTTCCACGCCGCTTAAAATACCGCTGTTCCTCTGGCTCATCTGTCGGTAGCCGTATGAATCCGCCTTGCCTGAATCGCATAAGTGCCATAACTGTTGAGTCAACCAAGTCATCATGGCTCATAAACGGGAATCCAGCAATCTCTTCAACTACTTCTTCTGCCCACCTCGTAGGCGGAATCCACACCAAACCAGACGCTACAATATCAGATACTGAGTTTAGTCGTGCAAGTTTATCGCCCGATCCTCTATGCGGGGTATACTCTGATACGGGTAGCCCCATGCGCCTCATCTCTTGGTACAGCGCAGTACCCGAAGACTTCTTTTCCACAATAAATGCGTCCGGTTCCCACTCAACGTACTCTTCCATAGCCAAGTCTTTTAGTTCTGGGAACTCCATGCGCTTCTTGATGCTATTTAATAGAATGATATTGAAGGCTTCAGTTTCTTCATTAAGGAACACACCCCACGTAGTGAGTGCTGTAAAGTCCGCTCGGTTATGTGCTTCTGCGGCTGCATCCAGTGACATGATTATGTACTCACAAGAGGGTGGCGGGCCTTGCTCCCATAGCTGCCACCACTCGCGCTTGACCAACGCGGCTTCTTCTGCGGTGGGTTCTTGCTGATACTGTGCGTTCCACTGGAAAGTAGGCATAGATGCCTTGGTGCGGAGCAATGCTTCTAGGTCAAAGAACTCAGGCCATAGCGGTTTCTGTATGGGTTCGCCCGTTTCTTCGTCATCTACATCTAATAAAGCAGGAAACTCCACGATCTCGTACTGATCTGCCCGCTCATTCTGCATCATGTCCTTAGTTACACGCCCAGTTAGGTCGTCCATGTGCCATCTGGTCTGAATTATGGCTACACGACCCCCCGGCATGAGACGAGTACGCGCTCCAAAGGTAAACCAATCGTATGCTTTGGAAAATGTCTCAAAATTACCGTTGATTACGTCCTGTTCTGAGTGCGGATCGTCCACTAATAGTAAATCTGCGCCTCGTCCTGCGATGGATGAGCCAATACCACAGGCGTAATACTCTCCACCTGTGTTTGTATTCCACCTACCGGCTGATTTTGAGTCACTCGCTAGCTGTACCGTAGGAAAAATAGCCCCATACTCGTCAGCGGTTATCATATTCCGTACTTTTCTACCAAAATCCACCGCCAAATCAGTGGTATGGGACACCATCATCACCTTTTTATTGGGATTCCGCCCCAGAAACCACGCTGGGTACATAATAGACACAAGATTAGACTTGCCATGACGTGGCGGTATGTTCACACAGATGCGATCTTTGTTGCCCTGCTCAATATCCATGAGCATATCGGCCAAAATGCGGTGATGTTTGCCCACAATAAAGTCAGGCTGCATCCGTTTGCAAAATTCTATAAGGTCATTGTACGCCGCAGTGTTCAATCTACGCTGCGCTAGCTCATCTACTATACGATCTATTTCGACAATCTCTTCTGGTGTGTACTTGTCGAGGTTATCCAACATCTGCTGGACTTCCTCTTCAGTAAAATCCAGTGCTGGTTCAGTCATCGTAGTCGTCGTCACCCAACTCTGCGGTTACATCCAGTAGATTACCGTCAAATTCAACGGGTGTAGTGTACTCAGCGTCTTCAATGTCTGTTGTAGAAATTATCTTCTCAAGTTTTCCACGTAACTTATTACGCAAATCTTCAGTAGATTGGTGTGTTATGGTCACCTGAGACTTTTCTGCAAACAATCCTACGTCAGAGATCTTACCTAGAAGCTCCAACGCACGGATACGTACACGCGGATCTGCGTTTTCTGACTCTATCAACAGCTTATTTGTAACTAAATGCCGTATCTGCGTGGCATTTTCCGCTACTGAGTGCCCAAACTCTTTCAATATCGTGTCTGTAAGCACTAGAGATGCGGGGGTCAGGGCTGCGGCCCGCTTAGTTGTTACTTTTTTGGACGTTTTATCGGGATCATCTGCATACGCCACTGCAAGTTTTGCAGCAACGTCCTGATCTTCTGAAGTAGGAGTGATGTCCAACCCCTCTTCTGCCAACTCCATAGCAGTGTTACACGCTGCTTCAGCCCTGTCTTTCAAATCCATATTAGATAAATCTTCTGACAAAGGTACGCCTATCTCTGGTTTGAGTAGTATTGTCATAATAACTTACAAGTAAAACTCTAAGCCATGCTTGGCCAACCTTACCGTAAATAGGTGGCCAGCGCAAAGCTAGCTGTGGCAAGGGATTGCCGCTATGTGGCCAGGTT